CGTCTCGGTCGATCAGGGTGATGGCGTCATCCAGATCGGCGAACTTCATCTTCGTAGCAGCCTTGATGATGACCTCGTTGACTGCACTGTCACGTAGCTTGACGGCGAGCTTCTCGCTCTTGGATTCGGCTGCTTGGGCACGTTCCTTGGCGGCAGTAACGTCCTTTTCTTCTTCCTCAGTCTTACGCTGAGCGCCCTTCTGGAGCGACTTGAGCTCCCTCTCGGCATCTCGACGCGCCTTACGCTCCTTGCGAAGCGCAGACTTTAGACCGTCGGTATTCTCCGCCTTACCACCCTTCTCGCCTTCACCCTCACCTTCGGACTCTTCTTCCTCCTCAGACTCTTCCTCGGATTCCTCCTCGGATTCCTCTTCGGACTCCTCTGTGGTCTCACGACCTTGGAAGATGAAGTTCAGCCACTCAGGTGCTTCTTCTACCGGCATCTCGCCGTCTCCATTCTGGGCTTCACGCCCCTGGTAGTGCCCGGTCACTTGGCTTCTGTACCACCTGACTCATTCGGGCGACTCTTGTTGTTGCTCTTGTTGTCCGTTGCCCCATCATTACCGGGCTCAGGAGCGAACTCTTGCATGAGCTCCATGGAGGCTCTTATCTCCGCCTCAACCTGCTGATCCATGTCAGCCGGGAACTCAATACCGTAAAGCTCATGGATCTGCTCTCGGTAGAATTCCTTGGTGATAGTCTTGCGGTCGAGGAGGTTGTTGAGCACATTGAGCTTGTCGACTCTGTTCTCAGGCAACTTATCGCCCAAGGTGATGACCATCTCATCTGTCTCGCTAAAGTTCAAAGACTCGTAAGCCATGAACCAAGCCTTGAGGTCATGGGTCATCTGCTGTGTTTTCGCTACACCCAACAGGTCACGTTCCTCTAGCTTTGCCGTGGTAGGCAAGAACTTGATTGCCAAGGCAATCCCTGATTCAGCCACTTGCGCGTCAATTGCTGATGGGCGGAAGGTTGCTGTTGCTTCGTACATGGCGTCAGTCAGGAACTTGAGGTGGTCCTGGAAGGGCTTAACATCCTTGAGGCCCTCCACACGACGGAAGCTCGACCCGGTCGGTACCTCTACTACTTGCCCGGGTGCGATTACCCAAGCTACCTCAGTCTCAACTCCGTTCATATTAACCGAAGGCCTCGGAGCGTCGGTCGCGTAAACTCCCAGTCCTTCCAGGGCTAGAGCTACATCCTCGTCAGTGGCGCTCTGGTTAATCCTAGCCTGGAGGGCCTCATGCCCTCGAAGCTCAGAGCTGCCGAACGGCTGTCCCTGCCAAGGCTTGTTCTTGTACGCATAGACCGGGATCGTGGCAATGGGGTCAGGTAGCACTGTGGGAGGTGTGATTGCTACCAACTGAACTGCTGTCTCTCCCTTCCACCAGTTCTTAGCCTCATACACCGCTAACTGGGAAATCACCTTGCGCGTTGTACCTACAAGCGCGTAAGAGTAACGCTGGCGGCGAATGGTAACCTCTTGACCCTGCTCCTCTGGTACGATTAACTCAACCAAGTTTACCGCTATAACTCGATCGAGGTTATCATCGTCCAACTCAGGAAAGTACATGGCCGGGTCTACGGAGTTAATCGAGACTCGAGTCCCTTCCGGCTTGGTAGGATCAGCAGTGATGTGGAGTAAGAAGTCCCCTCGCACCACACCTGAGTGCTTGGCCTCATGAAACTTAGGGAGAAACTCCTCCCGGTCATTAAAGGCCTTCCAAGCTTCTCCTAGAGCGCCGTCAGCTGTGATTTCCATCCCCTTCATGAAGAAGTGAGATGTAGCATCACAGATCGTCATGGGGTTAGGAACGTACAAGGGCATTCCGTCAGCCGTAACATCTTTGAGCTTGAACGCAGTCTTGTGACTCCAGTAGATCTCCTCGTACTTCTGGTACGCGAGAATCCTATCCCTGTCCAGCTCAGGCACCCAGACCAGCATCTCGTCTTGGTCAGTGAGGGGCTTAACAGTGCTGTACGGGGTGAAGGTCTCCGGATCGTCGAGGATTGACATGGATTATCTCCTGACTAGCACTCGACTCTGCCGAGTCCGTCGAACACCCTCGACGGGTTCAAAGTAGCCCTTCATGAACCTTCCCAGCGCTTCAGGGCCGTGATTATCTTTGTCCATCGGCAACTCGCTGTCGTTCTTGACCTCAGTCTTGTGAGCGGGCCAGCGGTAACCAGTACGCATCTCCCATGCGAGCTGGGTGCATCGCCGGTCTACTTGCAGTATCGGGCGGTGTTGGTCACCCGTTTGCTCATGAGGCTCAGGAACTTTGAGCGCTTGCCTAGTCAGCTGCAGCCGAGTCTTAAGCTCACCTCCCGTATTACTACGAGCAGGAATCTTCAGGAGTCTTTGCAGCGTGTTTGTGTCATCAGGCTCAGCCGGGTCAGGGTAGAAAGCAAGACACCGATCAGTTAACGGATGCTCCATCAGCTCTCGACGGGCAATCTCCTCAGTATCCTTCAGCTCCCAGCGATGTTCTCCAATGACATTGATGTGCCCGAATGGCCCAATTTGGATCCACAGCCAAACAAAGGGGTTAGTGTACCCGTAGTCAACAGCTGCGTACAAAGGCCACTTTGGGTTGTACGGCAAGTCGGCGAGGTGGAAGGCATCATCCCATTCCTTCATGACTCGGCCTACTCGTTCTACGAACTTACCACCGTACTGACGCGCAAACTCATCTTCAGTGAGGTCCTCCTCAGCATCGAGGATTTCTGCATCCTGCCGACCACCAGGGAACGAAATGGTGTTGGTCCAGCTCGGCATTTGCCAAGAGCTCCAAGTAACCCGGTTAATGTCTTGTCCCCGTTGCCAAGCCCAATATAGCAGCGATGTCTCAGTCGACTGCTCAGGCACTCCAGTCATGAGCGCCCAACCTCGCTTGTCAGACAGGGCCGGTCGCACATACTCCGTGAAGGTCTGCCGATGAAGCCTCCCGGCCTCAGCGCAAAGAACAAAGTCCAGACCCTCACCCACTAGAGTATCTGGGTGAGCAGCAGAACGAACCTCAATATCCCATCCCCAGTTAGTGAGGATGTGCATGTTGCCGTTTTCCTCGTTCTTGAGGAACTTCTGGCTGATGGTATCCACCCCCAGGGCCTTGAGTGAGTCGTACAGGACGCGGAACTCCTTCTCACCATCATCGTAGTTGGGTCCGATGATCCAGCCTCGCTGAGGCTGAGAGAGATAGTTCTTCACCCAAGCTGTGGCCTCGCACTCCTTGCCGCCGAGAAGCGTCTTGCCCCATCGACGACCATTACTGAGGCCCTTAAACCTGGCTGAACTCTTGTGTACTTCCCACTGCGCTTCGTGTGGGAAGTAGCCTGTGCTGTGGAAGTACCGGTCCTTTCTCAGGACCCGCCTTACTACCTTACTGGCTGAAGCCGTCGTCACGTCGGCGCTCTCCCTCGATCTCTCGAGCTGACTTCTCTACCTTCTGACCGTTCCAGTGCCGCCAACTGATGGGGGCCTGGGGGTCACGCGTACCCGTGAGTCGCATGAGGCGAGCTTCTTCCGAAGCGCTCAGCGCTGCCCTGGGCTTGAATGCGGGCACTCCTGCTGGCCCTATGACGCCAGTATACTCGGTCCCGCCTTCGCTTCGCTTGGGCAGAGCCATTTAGGTCTCCTAACCTCGTTGATCACGCCCCGATCGTCTCAGAGCAGTTGGGTGGTTGCTGGGGTAAGGGTCATCGGGCAGCGGTCGCAACCAATGCTGCAGCCACCTAAGCATTACCCTGATCCAGTTCACCGGAGAAGTAGGACAACAAGGACGATAACCAGAAGTAGAACTACAATCCCACCACCAACATACATTAGGTTGCTCCTCACTTTAAGCCATTGCCGTACTTCCGGTACATGCGGTTCAACTCTATCTGCAACGCGTCTCGCTGCTCCGTGAGCCGCCGGATATCTTCCGCGTCGACCGCATGGTCCGCTTGCAGGATCGCGATGTAGGTGTTCAGCCCGGCGATTACCTTGTTCAGCCCGTCAAACGCCTGTGCGATCGACTGCGCCGAACCCGACTGGATGCCAAGTTGTTCTGTTACTGCGTCAGCTCTCTTTGAACGTCTATACCCAAGATAACCTACAGCAGCAGCAGGTCCGGCGGCAATAACCCCAAGCACGATAGGGTCATTCAGTGCACTCATTCGGACTGCCTGTCGGTCAGTGTGACAGGGCTCTCGATAAGCAGAGTAAACTGCAACATCGCTAACCCGAGGTACAACACGG